GAGCGGTGCCGTGATACATGACTTTCGGCGAACCATCGGCGTTCACGATTTTAGACTTGCCAAACCACCGTTTGAAAGCAGGGGTCGAGGTCTGAGTAGCACCCCGAGGCAGCGTCGGGCTGAAGATCGTATCCATCGAAGCCATCGCAGCTTCGTAGGCGTTAGTCGGGAACTTGACGCCGATCGCCTTGAGCAGGATCGTCTTGAACTGCTCCCACGCGTTTGTGATCTTCCACGGCTTAGCTTTCAGTTGCTGCACCAACTCCGGGTTGGTCAGTGCTTCAGTAACGAACTCGGACAGCTTGCCCCGTGCATCCGGCGTGAGCTTAACGGCGGAATCAGCTTTCGCCGCTTCCCACAACTCATTGAGTTCTCGGACCGCGACGTTCTGCACAGCCGTACGGTCAGCCGGCTCGGCCGCGAGGATACGCTCGGTCGCTGCGTGCACGCTCTCATGCAGCAACGTCTCTTCGTTCAGCCCAAGTTCGCGGTCCAGCCAGATGGTGTTGCCGCTGGTCGAGGCTGCGCCCGCTGCACGTTTCCCTTCCTTATTGCGGAGTTCCGGCTCAATATTGACCTTGGTGTTGCGCAGCAGCGGAATGAGCCGTTCCGCCAGCGCCTTGTACGCCGGGTCGGTCGTCGTCTCGGCAAAGTCGCGCAGCGCAGCAGCTACGTTGTTGCCTTCAAGCTCGGCAATCGCATCCGGCGTGAGCGGAACTTCGGAACCGGAAGTGCGCTCTTGAAACACTCTCCGATCGAGAAGCTGCTCGTTGATGGCGGATTGAACCTGCATGCCGGTACCGACACTGGTAGCGACCGTTTCCAACTCGTTTACTTGGTCTGAAAGCAGCGTATCCGCAACACGCAGCACTTCACTGAGCGCGGTATCTGCTTTTGCTGGCAGGCCCAAGAACCGACGGATGGATTCAACGAACCGAGTCCACAAGGATTTTCCTTGATATGGGATCGATTCAAGATACTGTTGCATCTCCGAATTAGTGAGCGACCATGCAACAATCTCGTCCGGGTTGGTTAAAGCATTTACGTTTCGCTTAAAAATTCGGCGTTCAAACTCCGTAAGCGAAGCGGGGTCTTTTGCCCGCTGATTAAAGTGCCGGATGATTGTATTCGTTACGTCATACAAAGAATTGACCGCGCCTCCTAGCTCTGTGCCCGCAGCGGCTTTCATATTACCGACTCGAATGGCGGACATCGATACTGCATGGATCAATTCATGCAGTGCGGTTTCGTAAGAGACGCCGACTTTACCCGTAACGTCAGATCCATTGAGCCATACGTCTACTGTAGACTGCCCGCTGGTCGGGTCTTTGAATTTGTAGTATGCGATTCCACGCGCACTAATAAGCGCGACAGGAACTTGATCTCCGAGGTGCGCAATGTTAAAAGAGAACTTCACCCCCGCCCGTTGGAGCGCATCCATTCGTGCCGCAACACGAGCGGCAATCATCTGATAGGCTTGCGACGGCGCGTTTTGCGACAGCCACCGAGCCGCTTCGATAGCAGATTTTCCCGTCAGCGCAGCTTCAACGGTACGCGCTACTTCTGCGGGCGGGTCTAGCGTTTCCGTTTCCTTCTGGTACCGCACGCCCTGCACCCTCCGACCACCGGGTACCTCCGTAACACGCGGTCGCGCGTCAGCACCTCCACGCGCTGCAGGAATATCGAGCCCGTAGTCATCGGCTGCGCTCCGTTTAGCGTTGGCTCGTTCAAGTTCGTCGTCGATCTGGTCAAAGCGAGCGCGCTTCTTCGTGCCCTCCGCCGGCACTTTGCCATTCTTGGTGAGCAGTCCGAGCTTCTCTTCCTGAAGAGCGCGGATTCGGTCCTCGATGGATCTGCTGCTCTCGCGAAGCTCTTCGACCATGCGGTCGAACGTTTGCCTCGCATCAACCTCGCGCGGGGGCGCGGCGGGTCTGGCTACTGGAGCGGGTGCTGCGACTTCAGATACATCTCCTGCTGCAACAGGCGCTCCAGCAGGTGCCACTCTTCCAGGGACAGGTGCTGCAGGTTGGGGGGCAACGTCAGCAGCTGGTTGCTGTCCGCGCACTCTTTTAGAAATTCCCACGCCTGAGACACGTCCTCCAGGCTCAACTTCAGGAGGTTCGGGTACGTCGGTACGGATAGCGAGATCACGTGCGGTCTCCTCAACCGGCGCGGTTACAGCGGGCTCTACGAACGGGGGTACAGTGGTTGCGGCGCTGGAGAGTTCCCTTAGAATCCGCGCTTGTAGCTTTGCGCCTTTGACCAGATCAGGGTTTTGCCTTATCAGATCCGCAATTTCACTCAGCGACCGCCCGACGGCGTTCTTGTCCATCCACTCCGCAACGCCTTTCTGCTGCAGCGTTTTCGGTTCCAGCGGTAATCCTAGCTCTGCGAGCATCTCCCGCGTGACGATGTTTTCCCCGGGTGCCGCAGGTTCCGCAGGTGCGGCAGCAGGCCCCGCAGGTGCGGCGGCGGGTTCAGCAGCAACAGCGGCGGGTTCAGCAGCAACAGCGGCGGGTTCAGCAGCAACAGCGGCGGGTTCAGCAGGCGCGGCGGCGGGTTCAGCGGCAACAGCGGCGGGTTCAGCGGCAACAGCGGCGGGTTCAGCGGCAACAGCGGCGGGTTCAGCAGCAACAGCGGCGGGAGCCCCCTCAACCGTGGGTGGAGTTTCGAGTGCGGGAACGGGGGCCGTAGTGCGCCGACGCACACCCAGTACAAGATCAGTCAGCGCGCTGATCAGCGCACCGGTACCGGCACCGTACCCGAGCGCCTCACCCGTATCGGTGAAGACGCCTTGTTGCGGATCGTACAGCCCCTTGGCGATAAGGTTTTGCGCGATGTTGGCAGCGGCTTCCTGTGCACCTTCTTGCCCGCCGGTAATCAACGCACGGCGCAGCGTCGACTTGATTCCTTCCCCAACAGTGCCTAACCGGTTTAGGAACGCGAACACCGGCAACATTTCCGTGGTGCCGACAACTGCACCCAAGCCCGTAGCCTGCGCACGTTGCTCCGGGGTTGCTCCCGCCTGCTCAGCGCGTACGCGTGCTTCCCCTGCGCCGGCTCCGACACCAAGCCCCATGGCACTAAGGCGACCCGCAACGCCCAGCGGCCCCAGCGCGAAGAACGGGCCTGTGGACCCCACCGACTCACCCAGACGCCGCAGGATCGTATCTTCCTTACCCGGAGCTTCTGCAAAGGGAGCACGCAACGTCTCAGCCGTTGACTTGATAACTCGCCGTACCGGTGTCTCCATGCTTTCAGGGAGCACAGCGGACAAGCCCGTTGCCGCGCTTTCCGCTAACCCTATGGCCCCGGGGGCGAGCCCGCGAAAGAACTGCCGCGGCGTGCCGATACCGCCCTTTTTCTCAGTAGCTGCCAGATGCGCAAGGATCTCGCTATCCGAGTACCCCACGCTGCGGGCTTGCGCTACATCGAACTTGCGCTGTGCACCCAGGAAATCTGCGATCTCGGCATCGGAATAGCCCGCACTGCGTGCTCCGGCGATATCGAAGGCCATGCCTTACCTCTGGAAAGATTCGAGCGGCGGACGGTTGGCAGGGGGAGCAGCACCGGGCCGAGGAGCAGGTTCGGAAGCGTCTCCGCCGGTTAACCTTCGCAGCGTCGCCTCTGTTCTCGCTATCTCGGCAAGGATTGCTTTCCGTTCCTCATCCAAACCCTGAGCCTCTAATTTTTGCTGCGGGGTGATCCCTCCAAGCGCCCCAAGCAAATCCTTTCTTTGCTTATTATCGGCTAGTTTTCGTCCTAGCGAGCTAAGTAAGGCGGTAGAGGCGGCTATCTCCGCCCGGTTATCTGCGCGGTCGTCCGTCTTAGCTTGCTGAGCAAGACGAACTTGCTCCATCCTGGCACGTTCGGTCGCCTCAAATATAGCCTTGGCTTCGTTTTGTTTTACCCCGTAGACTTGTCGAATACCGTTTATCGCGTCCCTTGCGGAGTCGCGTTGGACGTCTACCGCTCTAAGGCGTATATCACGCGCTCGATCTGCGCGGCCAGCCTGTTCGGCACGATCCGCTTCTTCGAGCTTCATAAACAGTTCCTGACGCCGCTCGGCGGCTTTTTCGAGGTCTTTCATCCCTTCGCGGTACATCTTCAACCCTTGGGCCCCGCCGGCGCCGATGTTGACCATCGCGTACTGGCTGGTGCCCGCCAGCATGCCTAGCCCGGCACTGATGAGCGCCATCCTCAGGTTTTCTTCCCGCTTACTGGCAGTGTCGCTCTCTTCTTTTTCCAGTTGCTTGCGCAAGCCTTCATGCGGCCGCCCTTGCGGGCGCAATCTTTCAGACTCTTCGTCTGCGCGATTGAGCGCCGCTATGGCGCGTTTCTCACTTTCCTCTATTGCCTTGGCGGCCGGATCGACAGCGTCCCCCACCGCTTCTTGCGCCGCCCGGTAGCGTTGGGCGGTTTCGGCGACAGTAGGCGCACGCGGCGGTGCAATAGCGGGAGGAGGGGTATCTCGTGCAGGAGGAGCACCTCTTGCAGGAGGGGTAGGTGTAGCGCCAGCAGGCCCAGCCATCGCCGCTGCCAGCCCAGCAGCGGGAGCAGCGGGAGCAGCGGGAGCAGCGGGAGCAGCGGGAGCAGCGGGAGCAGCGGGAGCGGCCGCTTCCGACAACGTTGACATCAACCGTACGATGCTATCTGGAGCGGTGCCTTGTCCGAACCGGTATGGGGCTCGCAAATACTCACGGGTCCATTCAATAGCTTCTGGGTCCCCTGCGAGAATCCGTTGTCCAATAACAGACCACGGTGTAAGCTTACCAGTAATTTCCGGAGTGGAAAGATTTCTGCTTAAGCCCCCAACCGGCACGGGGGCCCTCACCTCACCCGCATCCGCGAACGCAATGATCCCGCCGTCAGCAAAATTCATATCTGCAACGGGAAGTTGGGCAATGCCGGTATTCTCGGGTGCCATGCCCATGATTGCCTGATCGGCAACGGGGGGCGGCTCAGGCCCTTGTGCCGACTGCGCACCAGCAGCTCGCATACGCTTACGGCGGTTGGACTCCGAGAGCGCGAGCGAGAGCGTGTAGGGGTCCTGCTTGTGCATCTGCGCGTAGCGCTGCAACGACGCGTCGTCGAGCCTCTCCAGCATCGCCATTGCCTTGTCTACATTCAGCACCACAACCTCCTATCGCATCTGCGCCAACGCCAGATCAGCCAGTCCTGCACCAGGGATGTCCCCCCCTGCAGCTCTACCCATGCCGAGCCCGTAGGCAGCGAGCGCTGTACCTGCAACTTGCCCTAACGGCGACGGACGCGCTTGGTACATCTGTGAAGTCGTCTGCGACATCGGCATCCCGCGGAACAAGTCAGACAGGAACCCGATCTGTTCGTACGGATGCCGCTGCTGCGCCTGAAAGTCAGCGAACCGCTGGCCCAGAATATCTTGCACTTGCTGCTGTTGCTGAGTGCCGAACTGGCTCTGCAGCCCAAGCGCCCCTAGATTTTGCCGGAACCGTTCCGCACCCAGTTGACTTTGCATGCCGGACGCACGCAGCATGGTGTCCAGCCCTTGCAGCCCGTAACCTGCACCGAACTGCCGGGACTGCTCTCCCAACTGCTGGGCTTGCATAGCCCGCGCCTGATCCGCATTGAATTGCTGCTGAGCCTGCTGAAACGCCGACTGAAGCCCGCGCGACTGGATGTCCCCCTGCTCCATCGCAAGGTTGCGCGCCGCTTCGGCGCGCATGATGGCATCTCGATCCCCGCCGAACGCCCCCGCCTGCGTTGCCTGGGCTTGCTGCTGCGTGCCAGCGATTCCTGCCCGTCGCGCAGCTTCGCGTTGCTCGATGTCGACGACACTCTGCATGTACGGTGACATGTATTGCTGTGCCTGTCCGGGCCCGAAAACACCAGACTGAAACTGCCCGGCCTGAAACGGCTGCAGCCCCGCAGCCCGCTGCCCCGCCTGCGAAGCAAGCTCCGACGCACTACCGAGCCCTGCGTCAGGGCCGAGCCCCTGCGCCCCAGCGAAAGCCTGCTGCTGAAGCGGCGTGAACTGCGCAGTCCGCTCCCCAGTGTACGGTTGATACGGCATCTCCTGCAGCGCGCTGGCTCTGCCCAGCGCGGACTCGACATACGGCCGCGCGTACTCCGGGATCGTCGTCTGGGTCTGGGTTGTTTGCGAAGGACCGCCCCCACCGCCACCGCTCATAGCTTCACTCCAACAATTCGGTATTTCTCTTCAAACTCATAACGCCGCCACAGCCGCGCAACAGCCTCTCGCGCTGCACCCTCTAAGCATGTCGCGCCGTGCGCCGCGGCAATAGCGCGCAACTGCGCAAAAGTTTCCTGGGACGATACCCCGGCCCCGCCGATTGCGGTAATGAACGCCACGCGGTCCGTCGGACGGTTGAACAGCGTCAGAGTTGCGGCTCCCACGATTCGGTCGTCTTCCAGGGCTACAAGCAGCACCCACTGCCCGGATGTAACCAGCACGCGGGCATGATCGACAGTATACTCGCCGTCACACCAGTCGAGCGCAGACTCGATGTGGGGTGCTACCTGCTCCCATACGCGGTTGACCCACTCCACCGGGACCTTTTCAATCTTCAAGCAAGTGTCCGCTGCATGTGAGCGTCAGCATTAGAGGGCGCACCGCGCTTGGCAGTGGCGCGCTCCCGGTGGATAGCGTCCATCATTGCGTATAGCTTCTTGGCTCCAGCGCGGGTATCTCCGTTACCGATCTCAGACACCGTACGCGCATCCAGCACAAACTCCCCCGTGGCGAGACGGGCAGGGCGCTGGCCATCGATCTTCGCCGGGATGCTGTCGCTAACGCCATCTCCCGATCCCTGCAGCAGTCGCCCCCCGGCCGCATAAAACCCCCCGGGGCTGTCGTAGTCCACATTAGATTGCTGTGGGGGGTAAAGACGCGCAAGCTCCTGCTCCCGCGTTGCTGCGTCGGTAGGCTTGTCTTCCGGCGCTTGCGCCGGAGTAAAGGTCCCCGTCGTTCTGTCGAACGTATACTGGGGAAGGCCCTCGTATCTTGCACCCGTAACCCGAGTCGGGGCGGGCGGCATAGCAAGCGCGGCATCCACTTGCGGACTGGTTGCACGCTGGCCCATCAAGTACGCCAGCGCATCACCTGACTCACCAGACATCGTGTAGTACGGGTTGTCCGCCAACGCGGCGATACCGCCCCGGGCATAGCGACGGAACCGATCCCGCACGTTCGGGTCGTACTCGAACGAAGCCGGGGCGATTCTCGGATGCTGCGTCACGGTTTGCGGAGACTGTGGCACCCCTTCCTGCGGCGTCATGCTCTCGGCAAGCGCCGGGGCCCCGGCCATCATACCCGCACGCGCCGCAGCTCTGCCGCCTCCCATCGTATCGATGAAGCTCTGCGGAGTTTGCATCGCCTGCTGAAGCCCGGCGCCCATAGCAGATGCACCAGAAGCCGTTCCTCCTGCAGCGCCTGCGAGGCGGCCCAGCCCCTCCAATCCAAAACCAGCGTTCTGCGCCGCAAGCATCGCGGCCTGCGAACCGGGCCCCGTTGCAATAGCTCCCGTACCAGGAGCAGCAATAGCCTGCCCAGCAAGGCTCGCCCCGCCAAGGTTCGCCAACCCTCCGCCTAGACTCGCACCGCCATACGCGCCCATCCCCGCCATCAACCCCTGTTCGAGGTTCCTCGTAGCAAGCGCCGTCCCCCCTCCAATGAGCATCGCGGAGTAGAACGGGCTGAGAGCACCCCCCGACGCTACGGTGAGCGCCCCGCCAAGCACCGCGGGTAGAATGGACCGCAGGAAGTTAGCCTCAAGCAGCCCCGTGTCAGGGTTGACGGACAACTCCCCCCCGTAGGCCCGAGCAAGCGCTTCCAGCCCGCCAACCTCCTCCGGAGCCATGTGCACAAGCATGGAGTCGCCCATGCGCCCATGCGAGGCGAGGTTCTGCGCAAGAGCTTCCAGACTCATGTTTTAACCCTTCAAAGCCCCGCAGCGTCGGGGTACACGTAGGTTGCAGTAAGAATCACAGAGGGGATAGCAGGTACTGGAGCGGAGGCTGCGACCGCCAGAAGCCGCGCAGAGGCGCCATCCGCTGCCCAGGCAAGCTCGAAGTAGTCCCCGGCTTCCATGGTGATCAGATAGTTCCATGCCGCTACAGTCTCGTCGCTGCCGGACAGAACAACAATCTTAGTTGCACTGTTAGGGATATCGATGCCGTTCCGGCGAAACCAGATATAAAAGTCTACCCTGGACCCCGTAGTATGGTCTAGCTGTGCCGAAAATTGAAAATTGTAAACCCCTGCCTTCGATACCAGCACCCGAGACGTAACGACGGGGTCAATGGAGATACCGAACGCTTCTACCGTCGTGTTGAACGTCACCAGAGACACGGTAGTGCTGGGCAGCGCCGCAGCAACGTTTTGCGTCACCGTGCTGGAAAAGGTACCGTAGTTGTTAAACCCCAGCAGCAACTGCTGCATCGTAGAGTCGATCTGGCGGAAGTACTGCCGCAACGCACGATGGAGTTGTTGCTGCGCCTCCCGGTCGTACTGATCCAGGGGTAGCGGAAGCGCAGGTGCGGCGGTCGGGATGAGTTGCGGCATGACTAAGCCCGACGCCCGTCAGGGCGAATGTCGATACGAGGCCGCCCCAACTGCCATGAAACCCCCAGCTCACTGCTCGATACACGAAGCGCCATCTGCCGACCCCGCACACGGACGTATACCTGACCAGTGTACTGCTCTACCGGCACAGTCGCACTCTGCGTTACCGTCTGAGGCGGCTCAGTCAGGTAGTTCGTTCCGGAAAACGTACGCGGCTTAAGCGTGAACTGCACAGCCGGCGATGCCGAAGAAGACCCCGCGAACGTGACATCAGGGATCATCCGCCACACAAACCCGTAGTTGTGCCCATCCCCGATATCGAAGTCGGCAGACTCGATGTACGCCGTGATGGGGTAGATAAAACTCCCCAACGCCCCATCATCGGTACCCAGCTCGTGGTTAATGAGCGCGCTCGCCACGTTGATCCCTTGAGCACCAATTTTTGCAGCTGCGAGTGGGTATACACGCAGCGGGGCGTCCAGCCATGCAGTGCGCGACAAGGTGCCGTACGTCCAAACCTTGTCCAAGTAGTTAAAAACTACGTATCGATCAATATCTGAAGAGTCCGCGGAGCAGTAGAACCACCAGATTTCACTAAAGCGCTCGTTCGTGCCCGCAAAGACCTGTTCCGCCTGCCCCAGGTTAAAGTCGCCAAACACATATTGACGGACTGTGCAGGGAAGCGTCTCAACGCGGCCGGTGTAAACGTAGAACTTATCCAGCCCCATCCAGAACGTAACATTGTTCGTAGTAATTGCGGCGTTAGGAGAAATGATCGAGATATTGTCGCTCAGCGTATCCAGCCGCCACACGTAGGGGGGCCCGATATACTGCATGGAGTACAGCGACGAATCCGTCCAGACAAGGATCTCCTGCCGAGTGCTGATTGCACTGATAATGGCCGTGCCGTTCGACAAACGGATGCTGCCTGCTTGGTTCGTAATCGACGGAGTCCAGTTAACCGCGCTCTCCTGATCCGACCAGCGGATCAGCATCGGGTCCAGCACGTTCGGGGCACTGATGGTGTTCGTACCAAAACACAGCACAAACCGGGAAATGTCAGACACCAGCATTTTGTTCTGGAAATTGGGTACGTCGGACGCGCCCCCTAGTGACGACAGCGCAACGCCCCGAGCGGCCGGAGGCGTCACAATGAAGCCTGTAGCGTCCCAGTAGTACAGCGGACCTCCGCGAGGGCCGTAGATCAGGTCCTCACCGAAGTTGTCGTGGTTCCAGATACGCATTAGCACGGTAGAGGGCAGGCCTACGCCCCATGTGCCGGACCCATAGGAACCCGTACCCCACCCAGAAAGCGGGGACGCAACTTCGGCGCCTATGCTGATCTGGTATGCCGCCGTAATCTCGTACGCAACAATAACCGCCGCTCCACCCCCTGTACCAGTGCCCGTCGCAGCCGCGCCAGTAACGGTGATGTCGTAGGTATTAAGCGTTACGTTGAAGATTTGAAACTGTGCATTCAGTTGCCCCGTCGTAAGTCCGTTGAACGCGGTAGCCCCCGAGATCGTGATGTACGCACCATCGGTAGCGCCATGCGCTGTGTGGGTAACCGTGACCGTGTTCGAAGTATTTACCGACGCCAGCGGGTCTGTACCAAGCGTGACAACCGCACCCCCACCGGATCCAGTACTGCTGGCGGGCCCCATCTCGACCGTATAAGTGTTCGGCCCAGTAACCGTGATCTGACGCTCAGCATCCAGATTAAACAAAGTAAGCCCGTTGAAGGCGCGGGCGTTGGAGAACGTTACAAAGTCCCCGGTAATCGCGCCATGCCCGGTATGGTTGACCGTGACAATGACGCTTCCACTGACCGTATCGAGCGAAGCAGCGCCAATTGGCACCGTGATGCGCAGCGGCGTGATGTCGTAGTACGTACTCCCGAGTTCGAGGTAGTACTTCAGGTGCGTGCCGGCCCCGACGAGGTTGAACCCCGTCAGCGTCCCCCAGTTATGAAGCGCACGGCAAGTCCCTAGAATATTAATTGCGACGCTAGCGTTGATGTTCTGCCAGCCACCTATTTTTTCAGGTTGCCCGGAGCGGAACCGAACTTTATCGCAGTCGAACCACATCCCTTCAGACGAATAGGACGTCTGCTCGCGATTTACTCCGGGGGCAAAAGCAAGCTTTTGCAAAGGCATGATCAGAACCGCCCACGAAAACCAAAGAAAACCTGCACCCGCTGCCAGACGCTTCGCGGGTCATACCCAGGCTGCGCCGTGTCCACCGTCCATACGGTAAACTTGAGCTTGCGCAAAAGGTTTCGAATCACCCGACGTTATTCTTATCAGACGGATGCGCACCCGCTTGATTAGACACCGGAAGTGTCGGCGTACGATCCGTCGTAAACACCCCCAGCAGCCCAACCAGCGCCATACCTGCAGCAATAATAGCCTCGGTTTGCGCGACGTTCAACGTGACCCCCGCAGCGGTAAGCAACATGACGATGCCGCGCCACGTAGACGCTTCACGAAGCCGAGTAAGCAGAAAATCTTTCATATTCATCCTTTTTGCGCATGCGCGCCTTCTTGAGCGACCACAAACAACCGAGTCAGCCACCCGGTACCAAAGATGTCGAAGTTGCGGGTCCCGAAGTAGCGCTGCGCCCGGACCGCCATATATCGAGCCATCTGCCGGGAGGTGGCTGTTTTGGCAGCGGCTAACGTGATCGGGCCGATCACCCCGTCGGCGCGCACCCCCAGCGCAGTCTGCAGCATCACAATCGCCGTAGCCGGGCCTTGGTTCACCGCGCTATCGAAGAGATACAGCACTAGCGGCCAGGGTAAGTCATCCCCCCGCACTCGATTCCAGTAGTCCCGCTTGTAAATCTCTTTCGCCTGTTCCAGCGTCAGATTGCGGATGTCGAGATCCGGGTACACATGCGATGCGATACCGAACTTCGTACCTTTGAGTTGTCCCTTGCCTACCTGTCCGCTCGTCCAGTTGCCCGGATCCGTGCGGATGTCAGAGAACCCTCCTTCCTCGGAGATGATGATGCGAAAGGCATCGTCGTAGGTCACATCAACCTCACTGCGGACCACTGGATGGTCTGCGTAGTACCGCTGGTCTGCTTTGCCTGGAACGTCAGCCCGCCAGCAATCTGGAACGCTTGTAGCGCACCTGCTATGAGCGCCGTCCCGGTAGCGGCAATACCGTTGGACACGACAAGCACTGCATGGTTGTAATTCGCAGGGTCATCAGACAGCACAGCGAACGACACAAGCCATGTGCTGAGGAAAGTCCCCCCTGGATTGGGGATCGTGAACAGTGTAGTGAACGTATCATTCGCCGCCGACACGTTGCCCGATGCCGTCCGAAACACGCCCGCAACCGCGGGGTCTGCATTCGATACCGAGCCAGTACCGCTCGTCGTACCAACGAGCAAGCCGCCCCCCGTGGGGAACCGCGCACGCTCAGCATTCGCAACACCAATCGTCAACGGCACATTAGTGCCTGTCCCGGTTACCCCGGTACTGAGCGTAGCAACCAGGGAATTGAGCCCGACAACGATAAGACTGGAGTTTGCCGGATCTGAACCGCTGAACGCAGCAAACTGCGTAAGGTCCGTGCCTGCATACGCCCCGTTAGGGATTGCGCTGACCGTAGTCGGCGATGTCGCGGTACTCGTCTGAAAGAGCACCCGGTTGGAAGGCACGGCATTGGTGAAGTCACCACGGATCCGCAGGCCCGTGCCTGAAAACGTCAGATCGTTGGTAAGCGTAGCCCCGGGAGTGGTAATCGCGGTCCCGAAGAAATCGGCTGCCGAAACAACGTTTGTACCGTCGCAGAAGACCCACGCCGTCTTGCCGTTCGCGATCGTGATGCCAGTCCCGCTGGACGTCCTGAAGGTGATGGACTGCGAACCCGTCGTGGAATTCTTCACGACGTAGAACTTGGTGACTGCCGGGCAGATGACGCTCCGTGTAGTCGACAGCGTACCCGTTATGTTGAGCCCCATATTGCGGGCTTCGTCAGATGCGCCGTTAGCCACAGTCAGCGTGTAGTTGGCGTCGGTCATCGACACCGACACGAACCCTGCAACGGACTGCTCTAGGAGCGTACCCAGATTAGTGTTAGTTTGCGTACCCCACGTTCCGGCTTCTGTGCCGGTGGCCATCAGGTACAGCCGCAACCGAGAAGAGAATGACATGATCAAACAATCCTGACGGCAGCCGTAGTAGGCGTCGGCGGAGGCATCTGCAACGTCAGATTTCCGTTGGTAACGGAGAACGTCGCCCCGAAGTCGAAGACCGCTATAGCGCGATTGGCCTTGGTAGCATTGTAGATCAAAGCGAAGCGGTAGTTCAAGGTGACGGTGCCGAAGTTGGCGTCTGCGAAGTCGACGATACCCACTCCGTCCACCTCGGACACCGTGGGCGACAGCACAATCCCGCCAGCAACGTACCCCGCACCAACCACCTCGTTTACCGGGGTGTACACCGTCGCGCTAGTAACAAGTGCGGCATTCGCTGTGTAGAGTGCGATCTTGAACGTATCTCCCGTACCCGCAGAAAAATCGTGAATTGCACGAAGCAACTCTGACTTAAAAGAGTTGCTCGCAGCTTGGTAGACAGTCGTGGAAATCAT